AGTTTTATAGCCCATATCTATATCTTTATTTGTTTGTTTACGCTTTCTTTGCTGACCAATAGTTTCATTCTTTTTTATAGTATCTCTATTAGCTGCTGTTGATCGTTTATTAGCAGCCCTTGCAGCTTTATTTATATTTTCTTTATTTGCAGCAGAGTGTATTTGACCCTTGCTTGCTGTTTGCTTTACTCTGGGAGGATTTGTTTTGCCTCTACCACCCGTAACATCAGACTTAACTTGTGTTACTCTTCTAGTACCTTTGTTTGGTCCTGACATTACATATCTACCAGTGTTCCCACCGATAGAACTATATACTTCTTCGTCATAGATAGATGTGTTAGGTTTACTATAAACCATTTCTCCCCGCTTATTGCCCTTTGTTAAATACCTTTGTCTGCCCTGATACTTAGTTTTTCCAGCACGGCCTTCTTTTAATTCTTTTGCAGTAGGCTGCCTCATTTTTTTCTTAGCCATTAGCTTGCTCCTTGTATAACTGTGTTAGGTCCACCAGCAGGAGAGCCAGCAACTGCCATATCATCCTGTCTGGTACGCCGTGCTTGATTACGAAGTTGATCTATTGCTGTTTGATACTGCTGCTGCCAGACAGGAAGAGTAGTCCAATCCTTCATATACATAGTAGCTTCTACCATGCATCCGGCAAAGAGAGCATCATAGCAATACTCACTAAAGTAGTTTGTTGTTGTTACGCTGGTTCCCGTAGCAGATGCAAGGGCAAGTGGCTGTGACTGTGATTCTATTTCTACTGTAAGTACAGAAACTGGGGTAGGAACAATCTTAATACTTGAATTGTTTTTACGTGTATAGTACCGGGGTGTCCCGGTGGAAGCACTTACAGGCCAGTAATCATTTACATACTCTGTTGTTCTCTGCAAAAGATTAGTAACAGAGGTGCCATTGCTCACAACAAAATTAACATTGCGTACAATCAATGCTCTATCATTTAAAGGAATAGCCCCTGCGTTTCCACCAGAGACTGACACACTATTATATTCATTAAGACCTACATCGTCTAGGTCTTTGACAAGTCTAAATTCTGTCTTCTTGACAAAAGCAGATACCTGCGTAGAAAACTCCGCAGAGTCATTCTCCGTTGTATTAACTAGGTCTATTTTTAAATAGGAAAAGTCAGGCATAACTAGCCAACATATAGTGTAATAGTCGGTGCCATAGCCGCAGCGCCAGAAGTCGCAAGACTTACAATACCATGTATGCCTACTCCCATATCTCCTATATAAGTATCCTGTGAATCAAGAGCAGCAACACGATATCGAATCGCAGTACCTGTTGCCGTCTTATTTGTAATCTGCTTTGTACCTTTAATGATAATATCTCCAACAATAGTGGAGTAAACATGCATTGCCATGATACGGGTAGTTGAGGGTGTTGGACTACTTCCTGTTCCCTCATCACCAAGTGTTAGATTAGTATCCACATAACGGAAGCCAGTTATAATAGCACCGTCACTGCTAACATTTTGTGCTACTTTAATATTAGTTGCCATTCTCTTCCCCTTTTAAGAGTAAAGAGAGAGTGACCGAAGTCACCCTCCCTTACTTGGTAATTAACCAGCACTACCGTACCAGCCACGCCAATCGGAAACACCGAAGCTATAACGCTCCCGTGCCTTGAACCGAAGGTTGCCAGTATCGAAGTCTGGTTCCATCTTGGTCTGAAGCGGCGACCGAACGAACATCTTCGTGCCATTCGGAACATCCGTTTTAACAAACCATGCATCCGTATCAGTAAAGCGACGGTTAATGAAGAAACCTTCAGGAACCATGCCCATGTGACGGGTAGCGTTGATGGCGTTGTTGTTCGGATTAGCCTGTGCAGCACTCGTCTGAGTGTTACCGGGGCTTGAAAGAACACGATCTGCAACTGCCCAGTAATCAACTGGGATATGCAGCGAAATGGCGCTTGCACCAACCAGAATACCACGATCATCTTTGGTCTTCTGAATGGCAGTAAGTGCCGTTTCAAGAGTTGCTTCTGACAGATCAGCCGCACCAAGAAGGTTAGACTGAAGTCCATCAGAAATCGTCGGATGAGCAGCCGAGAAGAATGCCGCACCATCACCAATAGTTCCAGAGAAACCATTGTTGTAGATGTTAGCGGCTTTTACCTGCTTGGTGTTTGCCATAGCACGGGCAAGACCTCTGGCACGAAGCTTCGCAAACGTGTCATACAGGTTATCTTCCATAGCTTCTTCCGTAACAGCAAAGGCAAGAGCAACGGTTTCGGCAGTATACCGAGCCGTGTAGCTTTCCTGTGCATCATCGTAAGAAACCGCAGCACCCTCACCCTTGGTGGGTGCAGTGCCAAAGCCGGTGAAGAGGACTTCTTCTTCAAAAGCTCTGTCCGAATTTTCAACATCATAAAGAGGCTCATGTTCGTTGTTAACCTCTCCATACTCAATCCCGAAAACAGCGTTAAGACCGGGAAGGAGTTCTTTGCTAATACTAGCTCTATTAATAGCCATAATAAATCCTTCCTATTAAGCCGTTGACGCCGTGGCCGTCACAAAACGATCACGATGATTGTTAATCCAACATTCCACAATCGGGTATGCATCCGAATCCTTTTCATCAGGATACTTAGCTCTGCCAATAACACGCACAGCCAACTGAGTTTCCGCACCGGAACTGCCCATCAAGTAATAGCTTGACTGACCCGTTACAGTGCTGCCGGAACTTGCAGTGGAGCTGACGGTTACATTGTAGTTTGCAACAATGGCAAGCTCAGCCGCAGAAAGCGACAGAGAAGCCTGAATGTAATACGTCTGATCAGGATCAGTGATTACAAAGAATTTAATGTCCGTGGCGGACGTTGCCCCGTTCCAGTAACGGGCAAATTTCGGTTCGCCATTTTCAACATACTGACAACCCATGAAAACCCCGGAAGGCTTAAGAGAACCAGCAATATGAGGTGTAATCGTCGTCAAACCTATACCCGGAAGAACGACTAGATCACCTGTGAAAATGTTTTGGGACGGTGACTGCGCCTGACCCGTAGAGGTCAACGTAATCATGTCCGTGACAGCTTCATTATTGTAGCCGCCACCTTTCTTACGAGCCGGAATGAAACCACGAAATGCTTTAGTAGTAGACATGTTTCATCTCCTTGATTAGGAGGAAGTTAGTCCTGAAAGGACGGTTGTCTCCCTCTGGTTGTTACTGAGCGGCTCGAATTAGTAATAGGCATACGAGAATCAGAATTTTTCATCAATTGAGAATTAACTGCATCCATTTGATCATTAGCCTTATTCTCGTAAAACTTTCTACGAGCCGTAACTTTTCCAGCTGGCATTTTTACCAAGGCCACGTCCCCACGACAAACTGCGCCTTGATACCTGCCTTCGTCCCTCACGAAGGATGTTAGAGACATTTCAGGAACTTCTTCTGGAGAAACAAAAACCCATCCCGCCTGTAGTTTCTTACCTACATTAGCGATGTCATCTTTACCTTGAAGGGAGTAACGTATCCAACGTAATGCCATACCTTCACTATCAAAACGTTCTTGTACGTTTTCTGGGATAGTAAGGGTATTAGGCTCTTCAAAGGTCCATTCTTCTTCTCTAGTTGTCTGTTCTCTCAATTGTTCTGTACGTGATTCATTTCGTGTATTCATTTTATTTCCTCCACGACTCTATGTTACAACAGTATAGTCGCCATCAGCTTGACTAACTTTAAGCTTTTCGGCGGCATACTGTTCAAGTGGTATATTCCATTTCTGAGCTAATCTTATATCGTCTTGCGAAAGCTTAACTTTTTTAGTAGAACTTGGAGACGAGCGTGAAGTCCCCGACACCACCTGAGCAGGTTTCCTCGTGTTTTCCTGCACACGTTCCGTAGCTTCTCCAAAATTCTGCGGAAAAGCCCTTTTAATCCTTTTATTGACTTCGTTATAAAAATCATCTTCATTAGGATCGTATCCTTCTTCTTTTAACTCTGCATCTACAGCTAGAGCAGCAGCAGTCATAATTGAATCTTGACCAAACCATTCGTTATCACTTGCCCACTCTCTTGCTTTAAGAGCCGGTGGTTCTCTTCTGGTATCTTGCTGTTGAACAACAGGCTCTGGCTGTTGATTAAAATATTGTTTTCTTTGTGAAATATTTTTTAGATCCGACTGTGCATCATTTAAAATCTCTTGAGCTTGCAGAACTTTTTCTTTATCACCGTCATCAAAAGCTTCCATATAAGCAAGCCGAGCTAAGTGAACTTTATCATTAAGCTGTTTCTCAGACATGTCCAAACTAGATCTTGATATACGAGTAACTTCCGAAGCTTTAGAAGTCAGCTCTTCCTGAAGTTTTTGATTCTCTTCAGCAAGATTTTCAATCTGTTCTTCACGTTCTTTGCGCTGTTTTATAAGCTGCCTGATTCTTTTTTCTGCACCCTTGGTTTCAATTCCCTCAAGTTCTTTAGGAGTATCTTCTTC